AAATCCTATCAATTATTGGAAGGGTAAAAAAAGATCTAAGAAGGATCGAATTAAAATGTCTAAATCACATATTGGAAAAATTCCTTGGAATAAGGGTAAGATTAAAAAGGATGGTATATATGTTTCCAACTAATTCTTCTAATTCTAACAAATTTAATATTTCTGCACTTGATTTTGATACCATTAAACAATCGCTTATTAATTTTTTAAGTGGTCAAAGTGAATTTACAGATTTTTCGTTTTCTGGATCTGGTTTACAAGCAATTCTTAATTTGCTTTCATACAACACATCATATTTGGCATTCTATCTTTCAATGGTATCTAATGAAATGTTCCTTGACTCCGCGTCTCGCAGAGAAAATGTGGTGTCACTTGCTAAAGAAATTGGATATACTCCTGTTTCCAGTAAATCAGCACAAGCGACAATAAATATCATAATAACTCCACCAGTCTCTCCTACTCCACCTGCATTTTTAACTCTTCCTGGTGGTACTATTTTTAATTCAATAGTATCTGGAGTCAATTATTTCTTTGTTACTACACAAGCAATTACTGTACCAATAATATCAGGGGTGTATACTTTTAATAATTTAATAATTAATGAAGGAATTTATTATACATATCGTTATACAGTTTCTTCATCCAATCCAGTTAAATATATAATTCCAAATTCAAATATTGATACCAATACATTAATTGTTAGTGTACAAGAATCCAGCGAATCGGCATTATTGACTACATTTTCATTATCAACGGATTTAACCACCTTAAATTCTACATCCAATGTATATTGGTTACAAGAAGATAACAATTTTCAATATGAGGCTTATTTTGGTGATGGTATTTTAGGAACACAATTACAAGATGGAAATATTGTTTTCTTAAATTATATTGCTTGTAATGCCGATGCACCAAATGGAGCCAATATATTTACTATTTCTGGAGATATTGGTGGTTATAGTAATATTGTAATAACTACAGTTAATGCAGCCGCTGGTGGAGCACAAAGAGAAACAATTGATCAAATTCGTTTTTCTGCGCCCAAGAACTATCAGGCACAGAATCGATGTGTTACTGTAAATGATTATGCGACTATTATTGAACGTGAATATCCTAATGTAGATAGTGTATCTGTGTGGGGAGGGGAAACCAACATTCCTCCGCAATATGGTACTGTATTTTTAAGTTTAAAACCCGTTTCTGGATATACAATTACAAATGCTACTAAACAAAGTATAATTACCAATATACTTTCTCCGAGAAATATAGTTTCAATTATTCCAACGATTGTGGATCCGGATTATATTTATTTACTTGTTAATTCCATTGTTAAATATAATGCGCAAAATACCAACAATTCATCTTCAATAATTCAAGGATTAGTTGTCACAACAATCCAAAATTTTGCAGAAGAGTATGTGGGACATTTCAATGATATTTTCCGGTATTCTTTATTGACTAAATTAATAGATGTATCAGAACCTTCTATAACAAATGATCTTACCACCATTACAATGAAAAAGAAAATTACACCAGTTTCTCCTAACAATTATACAATTGCATTTTCTAATGCAGGTGTTCCGGGTACTTTAACAAGTTCTACTTTTGTTGATTCGACTGATATAACTTATTCTTCTGGTCAATTATATTATTTAGATGATGATGGTAATGGTAATATTAGAACTTATAAATATATTGGTGCAATTAAAACATATACAAAATTAAATACAGGAACTATTAATTATACAACAGGACAAATAAATCTCAATAATTTTGATCCATCTTCGGTTACAAATTCTGATGGTACTTTAGATGTTATTGTACAACCACTTATAAATGATATAATTCCATTTCAGAATAATATAATTGTGATTGATGATTCAGATATTACAGTAAATATGGTAGTTAATTCTCCATTAGGATCATAAAATATGGAACAAGATTATCCATTTTTATCAGAATTTATTCCTTTACAAAGTACAGAATATGTGCGAAATACTTTTCCGACATTTTTGGAATTTATGCAAGCATATTTTGAATTTTTAGAACAACCGACAGAAGAATAATATGACTCCTACTCCATCTGGACCAGTATATGGAATAAAAACTATTCTCCAACAGAGAGATATTGATACTACTCAAGCAGCATTACTACGATATTTCTTTTATCAATTTCTTCCCTATATTCCAAGTACTATATTAGCGGATCCAAGAAAATTAATTAAACATATTAAAGATTTCTATCTTTCACGTGGATCTGAAGGATCATATAAATTATTATTCCAAATACTTTTTAATGATAGTGTTGGATTTTATTATCCGAGAAATGATATAATGATTGTAGATGGTGGAAATTGGTCCGTAGATACTATTATTAGAACAACCACCACAAATAATACATATGAATTTATTGGTAGAACAATTACCGGTGTTACATCTGGAGCAACTGCCGCAGTAGAAAATGTAGTACAATTTCAAATTGGATCCGATTTAGTCAGTGAAATTTATATTTCTGGATTAAAAGGTGTTTTCGATATTGGTGAACAAGTATCTGTTTTATTATCTTCCAATGTTACAGTTCAAGAAACTACTTATGGATTAGCAATAGGAATTGATCTTACCTATCCAGGGACCGCATATCAATCAGATGATATAATCACAGTAACAGGTAGCAATACAACTGCAATATTTTCAGTAAATATTTCTGGTGGAACTGCAATAGGTAGAGTTGTTCAAGCAACTTTTAATAACTATCCCCAACAAGCGGCTATTCAATTGGCATCATCTGCATCAACTCAAGATGGATATTATAATAATATGTTCATCACCATTACAGATGGTAGTGGTAATGGACAAATAAAACAGATTACCAATTATATAGGTATAACTCAAGTAGCACTTGTAGATACTAATTGGTTAACTCTTCCAGATTATACCAGTCATTATAGTATTGCGTTAGGAAATATTAAAACAATTAAAGTAAATGATTTTGGTATTAATTATTTAACACCCGTACCGGCTAATTTTACATTGTCGGGAAATGGTGATGCAATCGGAAATATTATTGTAGGTGCTGTAGGACAATATGCTGGAAGATTTGTCAATGATGATAGTTTTATCGACTGGAGAAAATATTTAGAAGATGATTATTATTACCAATATTTTTCATATGTTTTAAAATCTCATGAGTCATTAAACCAATATGAAAATGTAGTTAAGCAAAATTTACATCCTGCTGGATTATTAATGTTTGGCGATATTTTAATTGATAGTGTGCCATTTGTTCGGAAATCACATGCAATCTCTGGTACAATTGCACAATCTACATCTGGTGGCGTACTTCCATCTGGGGCCACTGCGCAATATAGTATGTTAGAAACTGTGGCACACCCACAAACTGTATTTGATGATAGTTCTGCATATCCAAATGGATACAATGGATTTTTAGGATCTACTACTGGAACAGATTTGGATGATCCATCTTGGATTTCAACAGGTGTTCAATTTTTAAATACTTTTGTTACCGATTATACATTACCAGTAAGTAATTCTGCTGAAACTTTAATTGTTGTTGCTAAAGCAAATGTATTATCTTCCAATGGTTGTGTAATGGGAAATATTGATACAAATAATGATTCTGGAGTTTCTGGTTATCAGATTATTGTAAATGTAGATGGATCTATATCTTTTCGAACACAGAAAATAAATGGAATTAAAAATAATTTACAAATACAATATCCTCCAGGATCTATTAATACTTCTGAGTATTTCTTTGCATCATTACGGTATTTGAATAATACTATTGTTGGAAATTTAAATCAACTTTCATCAATAGTGGGAAGTTTTGGATATAATGTAGATAATACTTTAGTTTCAAATAATTCACGCGGTATGTATTTTGGTATAGGAGGATATCATCGCGGGTATGCTCCAATGGTTCCACTATATGGTGACAGTTTATATGGAGATACTTTAACAGGTATTCCGGGTACATACAGTTTACCTGAAATGCTTTTACCGGGATATTTTAATGGTAATATTGCATATGTAGTTGCTTGGGAAAGATTTTTATCGGATGCTGAAGTGTCGAATGCATATCAATATTTGAAAAGTGTTATGGTTGGTAGAGGAATTCCCTTATATTAGATAAATACTTTATATGGCTAATCTTGCAATTGAATCAAATTTTTTCCGTGTCTATTCGGCTGCCAAATTCCTTGAGGGGCTCCAACAAACGCAATTATCTACCAATAATTTGTATGTATTTATTGGAAAAACAACACCGTGGGGTTCTCCAGACAATGCACCACAACCAAATGATACTAATGCGTCACGTGATGCACTATTTAATACAATGCTTGCAGTAAAAAGGGTTGCACCGTCTGATGTTATTTTAGTTATTCCAAATCATACATGGACTTCTGGTACGATATATACACAATATTCTTCCAATGGTGCTGAAGTTGGAGGTATATATTATGACCAATTTGAACCATTGTTAGCAATTCCTCCATTTTATGTTATCACGAGCGATTATAATGTATATGTGTGTCTCGGAAATAATAGTGGTGGAACATCATCTGTAATGCCAACAGGTACAGGAACAACTCCTATTACATTAGCAGATGGTTATTCCTGGAAATTTATGTTCCAAGTGTCTTCAGAAAATGTAACACAGTTTTTATCTACTGGTTGGATTCCAATATATACACTTACTTATAATGATGGTTCTTTACAATGGGCAATCCAATCGACTGCGGCCGCGAATGATCCTGGTACTGATTTCCCTGGTGGATTGGGATCGGATCCAGTATATCAATTAGGTGCAATGTGGGTTATGGTTGATATTGATTTTAATTATGATGAATCTGGAAAAATTTCAACTAGTACAGAATATCGTCAATTTGGATTATTATTAAATCCACTTGCATATGGTTCTTCGCTTCCATTTGAAGCATTGGTTGGAACTGGAACAACGAATTTAACATTATCAAGAGTAACAGGAACCTATAGTAATAATGATCATGTGACTGGATATATAAGCCATGCGACCGCATATGTTGTGGATTATGAGGGCGCTTTACCAAATGTTTTGCGCTTAATACAAGTATCTGGTGGTCCATTTATTATTGGTGAGACATTAACCGATGATACAAGTAGTGCAACATCTATTGTATCTGCAATTGCAAATCCAGATATTCAACCAAATTCTGGATATATTTTATCATGTGAAAATTTATCTACGGGAAGTATAATTACACGCGGTTCTACAGAGTTGGAGACAATAAAGATCGTGGCCCCTTTCTAACATGCAATGAAATAACCTAAATATAAAATAGAAGACAAATATGCCATTAACATTCAACAATGCCCCATTTTTTGATGATTATAATCCTTCCAAAGATTTTTATCGGATTTTATTTAGACCGGGATATCCGCCGCAAACAAGAGAATTAACGCAATCGCAATCGATTATTTCCGAACAAATTAACCGTTTTGGAAGTTATATATTTGCAAATGGTGCAATGTGTACACCCGGCCAAATAACATATAATTCCAATCAACCATATGTAGTAGTAAATTCAACATATTCCTCCGCACCCGTTGATTGGGCGGCATTAACTCCTGGTGTTCAAATTCAAGGTGTTACTTCTGGTGTTCTTGCAACAATAATTTCGATAGATGATATCAATAATGCAATTTATATTCAATATGTAAATTCTGGAACTAATAATGCGACTACTATATTTGCCAATAATGAAGTATTAAATATTCTTCCCGCAAATACAGGAATTGCACAAGCAGTTGTAACAAATGCAACTGGAATTACTGCGGCTGCATCTATTGATGCTGGTGTGTATTTCATTTTTGGAATGTTATTGGATGTTACTTCGCAAACGATTATTTTAGGTGCTCCTAATACTTATGGAAATGGTATTTCATTTACACAATTTCCAAATGTGCGTGTTGGTTTGCAAGCAATTGAAACAATTGTTACTCCAGAAGATGATTCTTCATTATATAGTAATGCCAGCGGAACCCCAAATTATACTGCACCGGGTGCAGCACGTTATAAAATTACTTTAAATCTTATCGCAATTCCATTGGCAGCGGCCGCTGATTCCAGTTTTACCGAAGTAATGCGAATTTCAGATGGTACTATTCAATCACAAGTGCAAAATACTGCACTTAGTGAAATAATGAATACTTTAGCTCAAAGGACAGAAGAAACCAATGGTAATTTTATTGTTACTCCTTTTGGATTTGATCTTCATGAAAGTTTATTAAATTCTCCACTTAATACAAATGGTGGAATTTATTCATCATCACCTCCTGGTTATACAGATCAATTAGCATTAGGTATTGAACCGGGCAAAGCATATGTTGATGGATTTCGAATTAATACAATTGCAAAACAATATCTTCCAATTGATAAAGCCCGTTCAACTAATTTCTTTCAAAATTCTCATACACGTGCATATCTTGGAAATTATATCTATATCACTCGTTTATTTGGTTTACCAAATTATGATAAATGGCCACAAATAAATTTATATGGTACTCCAATTATTTCAGATGGTACTGCACCATTAACAGGAGTTATTGGAACCGCAACAATTCGCGGATTACAATTTCAAGAAGGATCTTTTCAATCTGTTGGTAATCCTGGTCCTATTTTCGAATGTTTCTTAACTGATATTAATATTACTAGCGGTGCAATTACAGATGTTAGATCTTTTGCAGTCTCAGATGGAACACTTACTACAACTGCAAATGTACTCTCTCAAGTGGATATTATAAATGTAGTTGGAAATTTTGCAATTGGTTCAGTTATTTCTGATGGCACAAATACAGAAACGGTATATGCTTGGGATACAACTAATAATTTACTTTTAACATTGCCTACCAATCTAGTTGGAAGTGCCACAATATCAATTCCAACAAATTCATCGATTACATCTTCCAATACAGGATCTGCTACCATTATTCAACGTATTACTTTATTTGATATAATTGATAATATTTTGATTTATCAACTACCCCAAAATACAGTATCTACAGTAAGAGATCAAAGTGAAAATATTACAACATCATATTCATATCGAAAAGTATTTTCTTCAGTACCACAAAATCCAACATATGGAACTGTTACCTTTGTTACTAGTGGAAGTGAAATATTTGAATCTATGTCTCCTGAAGATTATGTTGCAACTGTTGAAACTGGTGGTATTCCAGGAACTTTAATTGATGTAACATCTTCAAGTCCGACTTTTGCATCTGGGAATTCACAAATATCATTTAATGCTCCTGCTGGAACTACAGTTAAATTATCAGCCACAGTTATTAAAACAATTGCCGCAGAAAAAACCAAAACTTTAACAACACAAGCATTAACTGTTGCTGCATCATTATATTCTGGTGCTACATCTTTGGTTAATTTAGGTAAAGCAGATATATTTTCACTTACCAGTGTAATTGATAATGATACCACTTCAGATATTACTTCTTGGTATAAATTAGATAACGGACAAAGAGATAATCGTTATGATTTTGGTCAATTACAATTACAATCTGGATATCCTGCACCAAATTCAATTACAGTAACTTTCCAATATTTTACACATGGTTCTGGAGATTATTTTTCAGTAAATAGTTATAGTAATTTTGTATCTCCATTAAATGGACTAGATTGGTATGCATTAGTTCCATATTATTTTGGATCTAATGGAACTCCTTATGCATTACGCGATTGTTTAGATTTTAGACCACGTGTGGATGATGTTACAACATTTCCACCAGTTGTGGCCGTATCTACAATTCCCACTTATGTGAGTGGTATTGGTGGATTAGTTAAACCTAATGATGATATTGTTACAGATTTTTCGTATTATTTAAGTCGTGTAGATAAATTATATTTAACTTCAACGGGTGCATTTGTCGATCTTGAAGGAACACCAGCACTTCAACCATTAGCACCACCGGATCCATCAGATGGAATGGTAGTTGCAATACTTACGCTTCCTGCGTATACATTTACTCCAACTACAGTAACCATTCAAACAATTCCAAATAAAGTTTATACAATGTCAGCTATTGGTAATCTCGAAACAAGAATTGCTAATTTAGAATATTTAACTGCATTGAATTTATTGGAACAATCTACGGCTAATATGCAAATTCCCGATGCAACAACTGGTTTAAATAGATATCAAGCAGGATTTATTGTAGATAATTTCCAAAATATGAATGTCGCGGATTATAATAATCCAGATATTTCATTTTCAATTGATGCTGCAAATGGAATTATGCGTCCGGAATATATTACAAATTCCATCAATATGACATATGATGCTACACAAAGTAGTAATTTGGAAGTTAATACATTAAAACCAACTAATAATATTGCAACACTTCCATATACTGAAGCACCTATAATTACTCAAGGATTGGCTTCTCGGCAAGAAAATATTAATCCTTATAATATATTTTCTTGGGCAGGATCATTAGTAATAACCCCAGCAACGGATACTTGGGTTGCAACTGATTATTTACCTGATGTTACTCTCACTAATAATACTTTATTTGATGCCACACAAGCGGCTGATAATGAAGATAATGTTTTAGGTACGGTTTGGAATGCCTGGACCTCAAATTGGATAGGTACTTCTACTTCTGAAAGTGGTAATATTCAAGTTCCAATAGGAGGTGCAGGTGGACTTGGATATCAACTTGCTGCCGTGGATAGTGCAGATGCCGCAGGTATTACGATTACAGCATCTACGCCAATGATTACGGCAACTACAACAACATTAACACAACAATCCAGAACAGGAACACAAACAACACTTGTAAATGTTCCAACACAAACCATAAACGATACGATTGTCAGTACAGGTATTGTTCCTTATTGCCGTGCTAATATAATTCAATTTGTAGCTAAAGGATTAAAACCATCTACTAATTTTTGGGCATTTATGGATATTACTCCAGTAAGTGCATTTTGTACTCCTACTGGCGGTTCATTGGGTGGACAATTAACATCAGATGCGAGTGGAATGGTTTCGGGAACATTTTATCTTCCAGATCCATCCACATCAAAAGTCCAATTTAGAACTGGTACTAGAGTATTTCAACTCTGTAATGATTCAAATCAAATAACTGCCAATATTACATCTTATGCTAAAGCAAATTATATTGCATCTGGTACATTAGATAATGATCAAAGAACAATTACATCTGTTGGTGTTCCGGAAATTCAAACAACATCCGTTTCGCAAACTTCCGATGTTCAAGCAGCAACACAATCTACACAATATGTTGTAGTTGGTGGTCCCGGAATTGGATATGTGGATCCACTTGCACAAGCATTTTTAGTTGGTACTTTGACCGGCGGTTTTTGTGCTACTTCAATTGATATTTACTTTGCAACCAAAGATAGTGCAATTCCAGTAACATTGCAGATTCGTGAAATGTTGAATGGCACTCCAACACAAACAATTGTTCCATTTAGTACAGTTGTAATGGATCAATCTTTAATTAATGTGGATCCTGTAAATGCTTCACTTAAAACTAATTTTTCGTTCCCATCACCAGTTTATTTACAACAAGGTGTTGAATATGGAGTGGTATTACTATCTAACAGTAATGCATATTTTATATGGACTGCATTGATGGGCGATTATGCAATCAATACAGATATTTTAATTTCTCAAGTTCCATATATCGGATCAATGTTCAAATCTCAAAATGCTAGCACATGGGTTCCTGCACCGGCAGAAGCATTTAAATTTACATTATATCGTGCAGTATTTAGTTATCAAAGTGTTTTGGGTAAATTGATTGTAGAAAATCCAGTATTACCAACTATTGTATTACCAGATCTTTCATTACTAACTTATAATGGGACCAATGTCATTCGCATTCTGCAACCAAATCACGGAATGCCAAAAGGTAGTTTAGTTACAGTTACAATTGCATCAGATTATTATTCTGAAAGTTATAATGGAATTGCAGTATCAGATATAGTACCAACTTCAAGTGGAGCCCTTCGGGCCTCTTGGACTAATGGAATTGCCGATACTGCTGTCGGTTCAAGAACTTATTATATTAGTAATGTTGAATTGGATAGTTATACCATTTTTATTACTGATGCTAGTAATAATCCAAAAAATTCAAGTTCTTCTGGATTTACGGGAAGTTTAACAGCAGTTACACAAAATTATCCATTTGATGTAATGATGCCAATTGTAAACGAATTAAATTTTAGTGGAACATCAACCAATTATTATATGCGTGGTATTACTGGAACATCGGCCGATGGAATACAAACACCATATTCCAAAACTGTTCCGAGTTTACCATCAGCATTAGGACAATTTATTCCAAATAAGAATGTATATTTGACACAACCACAATTAGTGGCATCGGATGTAAATGAACAAAATATTATTAATTTTGGAACTCCATTTGCAAATAAGAGTTTAGTTTGGGAAGTTGATTTAACTTCTACTTCTGATAATCTTTCACCAATGATTGATTTAACCAGAATTTCCGCATTATTAATTAGTAATCGAATTGATTTTCGTAATAGTGGAACAGATCCAAGTAGTTCACCAGCAAATGTTGAACCTGTATATGCGGCTGAAACAGCCAATCAGGGAGCAACGGATGCTTGTAAATATATTACACAACCTATAAAATTAGCAACAGCCGCGGATTCACTTCATGTTTGGCTTACATGTATGATACCGTATGGATCTTTAGTTTCTGTTTATTACAAGATTCTTCCGACAAATACAAATGCTACATTTACGAGCCAGCCATATGTATTGATTTATCCGGATCCAAATACAGATTTTTCGCCCGCACAAAGTCCTACTGATTTCCGCGATTATTATTGGCAAACCGACACACTTGGTACATTACCCCAATTCACGCAATTTGCTATAAAGGTAGTTCTTCAAAGTACTAATTCGTCAGCAGTTCCATTGTGCCAACAATTCAGGTGTATAAGTTTAGAAGAATAATATGATTCCTAAATATTTACCAATTGATAATCGTTCAAATTTATTCCGCGATACTTCTTCAATGGGAGTTGTAAATACCGATAAACAGAGTTTACATATTTATCGTAAGCAAAAAGAAAGAATTCTTTCCGAAAAGAAACTTTTAGCCAATGCATTTTTAGAAATTGATCTGTTAAAAGAAGATATGAAAAAATTATGGACATTAGTAAATAAGTTTATTACATGAAATATTCTTTAGCAATTTGCGGTGGTGGTATAAGAGGAATTATACCCTGTTCAATACTTGCCTCTTTAGAAAAACAAACTGGTAAATTAACTAAAGATATATTTGATTATGTTTCTGGAACATCAACAGGCGCATTACTTGCGGCCGCGATAGCCGCTGGAATTCCTGCAATTGATTTACTTTCTGTATATGTAAATCAATCTAAAAATATTTTTTCTCCTTCTGGTTTATTTGGTTTCACAAAACAAATAACACAAGGTTATAAATTTGATTCTAAAAATCTTCAACAAGCATTAATTAAAACATTTGGAACTCGTTGTAATTGGTCATGTAATTGTAGTTCAATTGGAATATTAATAAATGCAACTGCTATAAATGGTCATAATTGGTTTTTTGTTAAAGATAATATAAGAAATTCACAGACAACTGGAAATGTTAATTTAATTGATGCTGCGGTTGCAAGTGCAAGTGCTCCTACTTATTTTAATTGTTGGACTGTTCCTAGAGTTTATAAAGGACAATCGATATCGTTTTTTGATGGTGGTATTGGTTGTTTATCAAATCCGTCATATCAAATGGCTATAGAAATGTTTGAATATGATAATTATATTCCATCTGAAACTAAAATGATTACATTAGGTACAGGTTATTATCCATCTGGAAATACTGCGCCATCAGGATTAATAAATACTATTAATTGGACTGTAGATACTCTTATAGATTCCATTGATCTTGCAGATATTGATACTATTTCTGAATTAGAATCTTTAGGAACTTCCGCAGCATCTAATATACATTGGAATTCAATTTTAAAGGACAA